CATGATTTTTGCCATCAGGTAGAGTTGTGATCTTTTTGAATAGATCTTCGTTGTACTTGTATGAGTGAAGCTTTGTGCAATCAAGAACACCTGTCTTTGATACTGTAGCACGAGAGTATGCGTCAGCAGACTTGCGACACTCAAATTCTTTTACAAGATAGTTGACTTCTTTCTGTGCAGAACGACGGAAGAGTCTGTACTCATTGTCAACACTCGCAAAAAGATCCATAGGAAGACGATAGTTGTCTGCTTGTTGAATCTCCTGATCATAATGTTGTTGTTGCTTAGTCCACTCCTCATTGAGATATTGATGCACCTCTGCATTTTTGGCAGTAACAGTTTCAAGATTTAGTGTTGGGATGGTGCAGTATTCTGTATCATAAGCACTTGAAGTTTGTTTCTCATTATTTAAGTTTACCAAGTTATCAGAGAGAGTCTTGTCAGTGATAGTATCAAAATCACAATGCTCTCCTCCGAGAGGATTGTAATTAGATTCGTTCTCATACTCAGTAGTATCTTTTCCCAAGTCGGGACGGCCATCAACATCATCATCTCCATCACCTTCAGATCCTTCAAAAGGAATAGAATCACCTTCTCCTTCTTGTTCTTGATCAGTATTTTCGGAACCAATAAGATCTTCTAGAGTTAGATCTCCACTGCCTTGACCCATATTAAGACCATCGAATGATACCTGTGCTTTGATTGGTTCATCAAACTTAGACTTCATGTACTCATAAAGTTCTTGAGAAAGTTCTAGAACTTCATCAAAAGTATTAGTATCAAGTGCAGCTTCACGGAAATATACTTCATCTTCATCCATAGGAACGTCAACGAACTTTCCAATCTTGTGATGAATATTGAGACGATCAGGAAGATTCATATCTTCTATATCATTCTGATCCAACTCAAAGAAATCTTGATCTGATAGTTCTTTGTATCCTGTGTAAAATGTCTTTACGATGCCAGCGTACTTACGCTTCATCAATTTCTCAATACGAACATCCTCAAGGATGTTGACGAATGACATAGGAAGATCAGGATACTTGATCTTGAAGTTTTCGTTAGGTGTATAGAGTGCGTGGCCAACCTCATGACCTACCAGAAGGTCGTATACGGTTGTAGAGGCCTTCTCCCACATTGGAAGGGTAAGAACTCTACGTTCTACATCAAAGGAGGCTGTAGGGACTTTCTTGTTCTCGATGATCAAATCTTCGGTAGCAAGGAGTTTAGCGAGTTGACCTTTAACTTCGTAATTAACCTTTGTGAGCATTTGTTTTCTTGTCTATGTACACATGATAATCGATCCTGTGCCAATTTCAACCATGAGTGTGCCAGCCTGTCAACTGTCCACTGACCATCTTATAGCTGTATCTAATGCTTTCTTTGCAGTATTCTGCATTTTTATAACTTTACTCTCATAGGTAATCGTAAATCCTAGAAGATCTCCTTCGGGATCATTTGGCATACCTACAGGTTGAACAAAAAATATTCCAGCATGTGCCACTGTTCTCCATTCCATATCAACAAAACCCAACTCTCTTAGAGCACACTCAAGTTTTAGTGAATGACATCCATCTATTAGTATCATACGGTTGTAAACCTATGCTACTATGTAGAATACGCCACTTTTGAGAACCCATTCATCTTTTCAAATGTAATCATATTATCTAATCTATCTGTTAACTCATCCACCTTATGAGAGATCATAAAGATGTAAGCATCCTTGATGACATATCTGATAATCTTCACAAATTCATCTGTACCATTACTGTCCAGAGAACTGTCAAATATTTCGTCAAGGATGAGGATGTTTGTGGATGATGAGTTCTTCATCTTTGCAATATCACGCCATGTGAATAGTATAGCAAGGTCAATTCTCATCTTCTCTCCCTCAGAGAAAGATTCATAACTGAATTTCTCATGAATAGGAGACTTAATACACTCATTGAACTGTTCATCCAATGTAAAATTGATATAGAAGTCCATCATTTGAAGATACTTATTGATCTTCTGATTCATGATAGGCAAATACCTCTTCATAATCTTTGCCTTGACACCAGAATCTTTCATCATGGCGTTTGCGAAGTCTAGGTATTCAATATCTTGGGTGTGATCTGCTTTATTTGTTTCTACTAGTGTTAAATCATTCTTGAGGTTTCTAAGCGTGGCTCTTTCAGTATTTCTATTTGCAATTTGTTCGGTAATGTCTTGAACTTCTTGTTCATAATTGCGGACTTGTCGTTGATATTCAGAAATTTTAAAATTGTTTGTTGAAATGTCATGCGTTAGTGTTGAGATCTGCTTAGAAACATCTATAAACCTGTTTTCTTTTTTTTGTTCTTCGTTTATAGACTTTTGAAGTTCTTTGTAAGCGGAGTTAATCTCCTTTACCTTCCCTTCGATATCTCCAATCTTATTTAAGCGAAAGTCTTCCTCTATTTTTTGTTCACAGGTAGGGCATTCCGAATTTTCCTTGAAAAACTGGTGTTCTTTGGTGATAATCTTAATCTTCTGTTCCAGTTTGCCCTTGACATTGTTGAATTTCTTAAGAGAAGATGAAGCAGATGTAAGAGTTTCTAACTCTGGTTCATATTTTTCTTTAATGTCCGCAGATGTCTGGTCATTTTCATACATTAAGGATGAGGTATCCTTCAAAAGTGTATCAATTTTACCTCGAATGTCTGTTATTTTCTTCTTGCCTGTCTTGTCTAGATCAGAAATGAAACTTTTTTGCATTGCAATCTTCTCTTCAACCAATTCTTTCTTGATTGTGAGTTCTCGGATCTCCGTATTCGCTTTACTCATCTTCTCACGAAGAATTTTTGCCATTCCAGAGAAAATTTTAATGTCCAGAACGTCTTCTACAATCTCTCTACGGTGAGTTTGACTCAACTGCATAAAGGGAACAAAGGTTGCAGCACCTAAAATAGTAGTTTGAGTAAAGGATTTATAGTTTAGTCGTAAAATATTATCTTCTAGGTGTTGTTGTTGATCATTTGAATTAGCAAATTGATCTTGCTTCTTACCATCAATGTAAATTTCAAACAAAGTTGGTTTCATACCTCTAACAATGGTATAAATCTTACCTTGAATCTCAAATTCAATATTAACTTCGCACTCTTTATCATTCACAGTATTGACTAACTGTGCTTTTTTAATCTTTCTGAATGGTTTGTTGTATAAAACAAATGTCAGAGCGTCCAATATCGTGGACTTCCCTGCACCATTAGCACCGACTATCAAATTTGTAGGAGACTTTTGGAAACTAACAATTATAAACTGGTTACCAGTAGATAAAAAGTTACGCCACCGTATCGTCTTGAATGTTATCATAATCTTTTGGCGGAATCACAATGTCATCAGGTGTGATAATAACGTATTTGTATTTGTGTTTTTTGCAGGTTTCAACAGCTAGCATATCATCTATTTCTACAACTGTCAACACCGTGGATTCATTTGCTTCTAGAAGCCCTGCATATCTAGTAGCATCATCTTCTTGCTGGAAAAGATAAAGAGCCTTCTGACCATCATCATTTGTGACAGCATAAGCTCCTTCTCCTTCGTGATCAACAAGTGATAAGATGTACATTAATCCGCTTCGCAAGCCTCTAAGTAAACTTCTTTAAGAAGTTTCTTGACTCTCTCTTTTTCCAATTCAAAGTCAGAGTCATCGATGTACTTATTTAGAAGTGTGAGGGTATCCTCAATCTTTTCGCCATCAAGATCTACTTCCTTGTCATTGATCTCGGTATTTTCCACTACCTTCAAATCTATTATACCAGATTTTAGAAGTTTTTCAAGGAACTTGTCATATTCTAACTGACTCTTTCTGGATCTGACAAATAGTTTTACAATCTTATCCTTATATAAGTGTGCCTTGAATGTTGCAGCAGGGGTAGAATCGAAGTATATCTTCTCATATATTGTATATGGATTCTCTACAAACTCAATCTCTCCTGTTTCCGTATCCAATATATTGAATCCTCTCTTATCTCCACAGTCATTCCAATATATTTGATAAGGATTGCCTAGGTAAAATACCTGACCATCATTACTTCTGGTGTGATAATGTCCTGAGAATACTGTAGGGAACTTAGCAATGATACCCTTATCAATACCACCTTGTTGTTTCATGCCTGGATATAATTCAAATCCATTGAGTTCCAAATGACTAAATGCCATCTTTGCATCTGATCTTTCTATCGCTGCAAGAGTCTCTTGATAGTTATCATCACATATCCAAGGCAACATCATTGCTTTGAATCCATTTATATCATATGTGTCTGGTGATGAGATGGGAGTGATG